AGTCCAATCATTAAAATATTTTATTAGTCCTATATATATATAATTAGTAATTGCCTATTTTGTTTTAGGTTTAAAACAAACTAAACAATTAAATAGATAAATCTATTTGACATTTGAATAATTTATGTTACTTTCCAATATTACTTAACTAATTAACATAAGGATTAAATTATGAAAATATATGATGTAATTAAAATTACAAATGGTTTTCAAGTTGTTTGGTATTGGTCAAATGGATACACCAAAACTGGCTTTAAAGCACTTGAAAACTTTGTTGATAATGGATTTTTTAAAACAAAATTAGAAGCTAAAAATTTAGCTGAAAATTTACAACTTGAGGAAATGTAAAATGAATGATTTATTAAATATCTTAGAATTAAAATTTCAAAATTACTCTAATGAAATAGAGTACTATGAAAACCAATTAATAGAAATGAATGAAGCCTTAGAAATGGATATGGGAAGCTATAAAGAGAAAGACTATACAAGAATTGAAAATAAAATATATAAACTTGAGATTGAACAAGGTAAGGTGCAAGATAAAATTGATAACATACATAACAAGCTAGGAATTAGCTATTAAACAAAAGGAAATAAAATGCAAGATCTTTACATAAAAGAAACATATTACAATGATATTTCAGTAACTTATTATAGAAATGGTCTTAAATGTTTATCAAAACTTAAAAATGGATATTTGATAAAAAGAAAATACTCTGGATATACTACAAAACAATGTTTAAAACTATTTAAAGAATATTACAATAACCAATAAAAGGATAAATAAAAATGCTAGATCTAAACACAATCAAACAAGTAAATAAAAAAGGGTTTAAACCTAAATTGGTAGAACCTACAACCCACACAATTACAATAGGTAGAAACGTAGGAAATAAACCTTTACCCAATCATAGATGGAAAGGATTTAAAAGTTGTATAGAATCCTTCATTGAGTCTCATAGTGGAATAGTATTTGTTAATAGTTCAGGGCGAGGAATTTGGGTAGATTCTAAAGGGCAAGAAATAAAAGAGGAAAATCAAACTTATGTTTTTTCTTCAAATGAATTTCTTAACAAATCCGAGTTAAAAAGGATTGCTAAATTATTTCGACAGGATGCGATCGCTTTAACTTCAGGAAGTACTCAATTCATCGGATAATTAACAAACCTAACCCAAAAAAAACCCCTTCATTTAAGGGGTTTTTTGGGTAGAAAAACAAAAGGAATGACAATGAGTAAAAAACATTATATTGAATTTTCTAAGATTATTAAAAAGAATAATAGATATAATCAAGATAAAGAATATTTGATAAAAGATATTTTAAAATACTTCAAAAAAGATAATCCAAGATTTGATGAAAAAAGATTTTTAGAGGCCTGTAAATGATAATTACATTAATAGAATTGCTTCTAATGTGTTTAGGGTTTTTACTCTTTAGATACATCGGACTCAAAATATTTAAATAAACATTAAAGCCACTTTTTTAGTGGCTTTTTTGTTTCCTAAAATGAAAAAACAAGGCTCAAATTTAGCCAATATGGACATTTTTTTAGTTTAGGCAATACTTACTAAGGCTAAAAAATAAAGCAGATAATTTTAATGATATTCCTTATTGAGACTGATTCTCAATTAGAGATTAGAGATTTGAAAACTCTAACATCAGAGAAATTGGTTTTTATATTTTTGGTTTATATTTTTGAACATAATTTTTATAATAAAAAAAATATTGACTTTTATATTTAGTCTATATAATTTCAAATTAACTAGAGGAGAAAATATGTTAGAAATAAAAATGGTTTGTAAGGAATGTGAATATGATTTTTTTGGTGAAGATCAGTTAATAGATAGCTTAGATGATGACTTGTGCAATGATCACATTTGCAATGGTGAATGGGCACATCAAAAAGATTACACAAAAAACATAGTTTTTAAAGAAGAAATTAAAAAGTACATTAAAAAACAATTTAATTTAAAGGAGAGCAAATGAGTTTTATACTTACAATTATATTAGGTTTTATATTTTGCCTACCTATGTTATGGGTGGCAAAACTTAAAACAGATATTAATATTCTTAACAACAAGATTGATTTTTACAGAGATGAGGCTATAACTAGAAATCGTATTTTTAGAGATAATAACATGGCAATCTGCAAAAGATCAATCAAAACAACTTTAACATCTTGGAGATAAAAGGAGAAAAAATGCAAGGTAATAAAATTGAATATGAATTTGAGGCTAAATTAGCTGATAAGACAATTAGGTATTGTACTACTTGTAAACAATGTTGGGAGATTGTCAGAAGAATAACAGCAATGGATGGTCAGAAAATATCATTGAAAAATGTATATTATTATAAAAACTTTCCTAGTTATGGAAAAGAAAAAGTAACTTGTTTACATTGCTCTGATCTAACTAAAGATGAGTTTGTAGATAAGTTCTATACAAGAAAAATACACTAAAAAGGAGAAAAATAATGTGTAAAGAAAATAAAAAAGAAGAAAAGCTATTTAATAAAGATGCAGATAAATTACATGATTTAATTGAAGATGCTTTAAATAAATGGTACGATGTTAATAATGATGATAAATTTGAATCTACAGAAATGATTGTGCCTATGGTGTTCAAGAGATTTCTTGTAAGTCACTTTGTCTTTCATTTTGAAGTAAGTGAGGAATCTATAAATCACTATTTACAAATATTAAAAGATATGATTTATAGCCATGTTGAAAAAGATTTTCAACGTATTCAAGAAGAAAAAAATACTATGCCACTAACACAAAAAGCTATAGCATAAAAGGAGAAAATATGGTCTATTATAATACAACAAACCTAAAAGGAGATGAATTAAAAACATCTCAGAAGAAAACAATAAGCCAAGAACAAAAGATATTAGAGATATTTAAAAATCACCAAATACCTTTAAGTCCTACTGATATTTTTAGCAATTTTTTTAAAAAAACACCATTGACATCAATTAGAAGAGCATTATCTAATTTAACAAGAGATGGTAAACTTGAAAAAATAAGCAAAAAGAAAATAGGTAGCTATGGTAAACTTGAGCATTGTTGGAAGTTAAAGTAAAATGCTACGAATGAACCGAGAAAAAAACAATATTAAGACATTTATAAAAAAGGAATGTGCTAATTATAATACTGGTTATAAATGTGATGGTGTTATGATGGATAGAAAATTGCACCAATGGATAGATACAGATTATGCTAATAAAAAATGTCAAGTTGTTAATGGAAAAAAATGCACATATTATGATCTTTGTTTAAAACCCTTGCAAGGATCATATTAATTAGTTAAGTTAAAAGGGTTGAATAGTCAGAGATCGAGCAGGTTTTATAGTGTTTCCCCTGCTCGGTCTTTATAAAAGGAGAGATAATGAAAAAAATAGATAGTGCATATTATGGAGTATTGCCTACACCCATAAGGCATCACAAAGAACTAAAACCAAACCATAAATTATTATATTCAGAAATTACTGCTTGTTTAGATAGCAATGGAGTATGTACTAGGAACAATAGTTATTTTAGTAAAGTTCTTAATATTAGCAAGAGTACTATTTCTACTTTTCTTGGGGCACTTAGAAAGCATGGTTTTATAAAAATAACCATTGAAAATGAAGAAGGCACTATGAGGTTTTTAAATAGATATATTACCCTTACCCATTCATCATATGACGTAGGGGTAAGCGATTCAAATAAAACACCCCATACGTCAAATGAAATAGGGGTAGGTAATGATCACCCTCTTAAAGATGTTGAAACCCCTATCTCAAACGATGAAACATTATTATATAATAATAATATTATTAAAACTATATATACCAATCATCAGGCAAAGAATACCCCTATCAAAAAAGAGATCAATGACAAACAAAGAATTGCCTTACTGGAAATAGTTAAAGAGTTCTATAGCACTCAACGAACTAGATTTCCAAATATGATAAATGAGAGATGGATAAATGAATCATCTATTGTAAATAGTAGTATAAATGTACTCTATGATTTGATTAAGAAAGATGGATTTAATTATGATGAAATACAGAACATAATTAGATGGGCATTGAATGATAAATTTTGGGGAAAGAACTTACTAAGTCTTAAAGTTTTAAGAGACAAAGCCGTGAATGGATTTACTAAATTTCAAAACTTACATCATAATTTCAACCAACAATAGGAGATAAAATGACATTTGAGGAGAATGGCATTTATGTTAAAGGATCACATGGACAAGAAAAAATAAAATGCCCAAAGTGTTCACCAACAAGAAAGAAATCATTTGATACCTGCTTATCTGTTAACATTGATGATGGAGTTTGGAATTGTCATCATTGTGGATGGAGGGGATCATTAAATAAAAAGAGACAAATAGTGGAAACAATAATAGAGAAACCAAAGCCACCTAAAACAAATATACCTGACAATGTTTATGAGTGGTTTGAGGATCGTGGAATATCAAGAGAGGTTGTAGATAGGGAAAAGATAGGATACGATAACAGATGGATTCACTTTCCATTTTACAAGGATGGTGAGGTAGTCAATATCAAATCAAGAACTGGAGATAAAAGATTTAGACAATCTAAAAACGCTGAGAAATGTTTTTATAGATTTGATAACATGAAAGGTATGGAAACCATTATTATAACTGAAGGTGAGATGGATGCCTTATCTCTTGTGGAATGTGGATTTATAAATACAGTATCTGTTCCTGATGGTGCTCCTGCTAAGGGTACAAAACCAAGTGACAGAAAGTTTAGTTATCTGTTATCAGCAGAAGAACATTTGATGAACGCTGAAACTGTGATATTGTGTACAGATTCTGATAGTGCAGG